CCGGCAATCCCGGCGTATGTGGCAGCACGCACACCAAATCTTGTGACGCGCCACTCGTGCGCTGAATGCGAATACTCGCATCAACCACATCCAACGCCGTATTTGAACCGGGAGCCGTCGTTCCCGAAAATCCTGCATCCGCTATGTTCAAGCTGAAAGACGTTGTACTATTGTCATTAATCGTGCCCACAAGATAGAGCGGTTGCAGCGTGTCGGCTTTCGAGGCATATACATTTCGTCCGGTGATGTTGGCCGACAAGGCACCAAGCGGAACAGTGACGGCTATTTTTCCATTTACAGTGTGATCAATGACGATGACTTGTGAAGATACGGGCGACACTGTTGTTTCGCCGGATGCTTCTGTGAGGAATGAAACGGCAATGACATGAGAACCGTTCGTTACGTTTCCGGCACCACTACCCAGCACGGCGGTTGGCTGTAATGGCGGAAGCACAAATGAATCGGCCAAGAAAATACCGTGCAGTTGATTGTGCGCCTTTGCGTAGTACAACTGCCCTGTTTCGTAATCAATGGCATACGGTCGCGAACCGTTGGCTTTGTCAAAAATCGCAGTCGGCGGATACAGGTACACGGCATCCGGCGGTCCAGGTGTTAGTGTTTTTGTCGCGACGTCTGCCAGACCTTTCGACGTGACGTACCAGCCCTGCCCACCGGCTGTCACAAAGGTATTGTTCGTGAGTCCAAGTACGATCAAACGCTTCCCGCCAAAGATCGGTGAACCTCCGTTGAAAACATTGGCGCCTGCTGACGGTACAATAACACCACCGCCGCCTGTTCCTCCGCTGCTGATGCTGCTACCGGATGTTCCTCCTGGAGCGCCCGTGCCGTCACCCGTGCCGACGCCGCTGCCCGTGCTGCTGCCGCCGCCAGATGTCGGCGCCCCGCCCGTGCCCGCGACCGCCATTGGTGTCCCGCCGAGAATGACCCCGCCCGCATTCGCGATATTGAACTTCCGGAGACCCGGCCGCTTCCGCAATGCCCCGCCGTGCGCGTTCACCATCTCGACAGACGCATTTTGAGAGGCGCGCAACGAGTCCTCAGCCAAATTCGGCTCCAGGGTGTTCCAGTCGAGGATCACCCCGGAATGCCCGAGCGTGTAGATGGAAATTTTGCCGGCCACGACAGTTAGCCGCCGAGGAACATTTCAGCCGTCGCGCTGGCTGTGTCAGACGTGTAGCTGATCGCCGTGAATCCCGCGGTCGCGGACGTACTGGCGCACCAGTTGCAAAACACGCCACCCGGCTGCACCTTGACCGCCGCGACAAATGCCCCGCCTTGGTACGTCATCGTCAGGAGGATCACCGCCGTCGCGTGGGTGTTCTTGAAATAGAACTGAAGGACATTCGCACACGGCAGATCGAACGCATGAATGTTGTAGTTGTCCGCCGCCAGCGTGATGGCGTCGAACTTCCCGGCCACGCCGTTGTACGAAATCGCCCCAATCGAGCGATTGACGATGTTGACACCGGACGCATCTTGCTGATTCAACACCAGCGACAGGTTGTTTTGTGAGACAGACATAAATGGTCCTTTTACTTGTGCAGCCCTTGCAAAATCGTCGCGAGACGCGCCTGCTGGCCGGTTTTGCCGGAGGCGCCCTGATGGGTCTTAGCAAATCCCATCGGTGACTCACCGGCGGCGTGCGCTTTCTTCGTCAACGCGCCGGGATGAGAAATTGCCTTCTGAATCCAATGTTTCGCCATACTACATGCCCAGCCCCCAGCCGAGGAACAAATCCTCGACCACATCAGGCTCTTGTTCCTCGCGCGGGGTCAACCGCACCAGGAGGTTTTGTTTTTCCGTCGCGTAGACACCCAACCACCCCGGATCGGGCTGTCGTGCCTCGTTGTCTTTCGCACGGGCGTACGCAATCGTCCAGGCTTTGAGCGCGTTGTCGGCACCGCCGGGCACGAACAAATTGTCGCTGTCTTTCGTGATCGTCGGCAACGACGGGTTGTACACCAATCGTACCGGAATGTCGGTCGTAAATGTGGGAGCCGTCAAAATTTTGGGCGGGCCAATCGGCGACCCGACGCCGGTCAGTTGGTAGTACACCTGTCGTGCCGGCGAACTGAAGGCCGCGAACGGCGACTGCGTGCGCGCGACGGCGAAGTCGGCTTCTTTGTACTTCTTCGGCACGAATGTAATCGCGCGCGTCGAGGATGTGATGGTCGTGTCGGCCGGTTCGATCAACTGCACGCGGAAGCAGTCTTGTGGAACACCCGAGATTTCCATTTGGTTCGCGCGCAACACGAGTCCCGGATCGGTCGCCACTTTGAAGTAGTGATCCTGATGCAAGTCCAGAATCGCGCCCCAGAGGTCCGTTTTGCCGTTGTCCATGATGGACGCCAGCTCAGGGTCCGACCAGAAGCGCGCGACCGGCTCGACGAGCTGGGCGCGGACTTGCGTGATGATGTTGGCGACGGTCGTGGCGGCCATTTATTTCGTCCAGGCGGGCACGGCAATCGTCGTGTGGTTCGGTCCGGGTACATTCAGCCAACCGAAATGCTGGTACGAATGGTACAGATGTGCGCTGATCAGGAACAGCAACATTTTCTGCATCGCGCGCTCCTTAATTGGCGGTGTTCGCCGTCGAATTCTCGTTGATGGTCGTGTTCAGACGCATATAGCCTTCCCACGTCACCTGTCCGACCGCGCCGGCGGCGCTGACATCGAGCAGGAAATCCTTGTCCTGCGTCAACTGCACGCCCGTGCTGCCGAAGTCGTAGTTGGCCTGTCCGCCAACACTGACATCAATCGCGGGTGTGATGAGAATGGGAGTGCCCGCCGAATCCTTGAACGTCCACGTCTTGCCGGCGCTGCCTGCCGTGATGGTGACGTTGATACTCTGAATCCAAATGCTGTAGTTGACGCGCGCCGTGACCAGCGTTTGATCGTCAGTCGCCGCTGCAATCGCCAGCGAACCGCTGATGTCGCGATATTGGCGTCGTCGCCGAAGTGCTCCGTCGTCCATGTTAGCCTCGAACCTTCTTCAACTCGTGGTCACTCGGAATTCGATCGCTCGGCCCCGGCACCACGATGCGTTTCTCCGCGGGGAGCGCCGCGAGTTTTCCGGCGAGGTACTGGATGACACCATAGATCGCGTTCGCATTCGCGATCGCCTGCGCGTGTTCCTGTTGCTTCTCGGCCAGCTCCCGTTCGATCTCTGCGCGCTCCATAAATGTCCGTCCTCCCAGACGATAGCGTGAAGCCTATCAAGACGTGATGCCTTGATAGGCTCCAGACGATTAGCTGTTCGTGACACCCGTATGCACACCAACAGTCGCGTTCGCGGACCAGCCAGCCGTGCCGACCGATTCCACGATGACCTGATCGCCGATGATGGCCGCATTCGCGACCAAATTGACATGCGTGGCACCGAAACCCGCGGTACCAATCACGATGGCGCTGCCATCTGCCGCCGCGCCAACCAGCGCCATGTTCGTGCCTTCTGCCGACGTGATGATGTACGCGGTGGTGGGAGAAACTTCGATGATGAACTTGAATCGAAGTCCTGCCGCGAGCGCCGGCAACGTGACCGTGAACCCGCCCGCGAGCGCGAGCCCGAAGGTCTTATCGGAATCGGCCGCCGTCAGAAGACGCGTGGTGATCAAACGTTCGTACGCGAAGGAGCCCTGCGCGCCGTTGATGACCGGATTCGTGAGCGTTTTGTTGGTGAGCGTCTGCACACCGCTGACATCGCCGAGTGCGACAGCCGAACCGGCGACGTTGTGGTACAGCACATCGCTGACCGACCCGACGCCAGCGGCCAGCGACCGATCCGGCGCCCGCGCAATCAGATCGGCGGTGGAAGCAAATTTGTGAACGTAATGGTCGGCCATGATCGAATCCTTAGTGCACGCAAAAAGGACGTTGAGAGGCGCGGAGTGCGCCCCTCAACGTACCCGTGAAATTATCCGACGATGATGAACCCGTTCGGACCGTCGCCGGTCGTGGTGTCCGACCCACCGGCCGCTGTGGTTTCCGACGCGACACGAATGCCCGTCGCGAACACGTAGCCTGGCTGGAAGATGGCCGCGATTTCGTCATTGCCGAGCAGCATCGCAAACGTGAATTTGACGTTGGCGCCAGACGCGCCACCGGCCACGGTCGCGGAGTCGTTGACTTTGAAGTACGCCGCCGTCGCCGTGTTCTGCTTCTTGGCGTACAACGCGTACATCGTGCAGCCGCTTACGGACAGTTCGGGGACGGTCGCGACATCGTGCGTATCCACGTTGCTGAACGTCAAGTACTGGAGCTTTGGATTGCCCTTCTGGGTCGCCAGCCAGAGCTTGAGGGACTTGAGGAACGCCGAACGCTCCACGGGCGAACTGTTCACCGTGTTGGTGAATTCATTCACCCGCTGCCACACCAGATTCGCGCCTTCGAGAGCTTTTGCTACCGTCATTGTCGTCTACCTCGCCCCGCCAAATGGTGCTGTGACTACTTGGACCGGGTACTACTAGGGGTTTACCGCGTGAAAATCGCGACTGGCGATTCTTTCGGCGTAAAACCGTTGAGGGGCATTTGGCGGGCGGACGGCTTTGCGGCCTTGTCTCCGTATCCGACGCGCTGCCCCGTTCGCGCTTTGTACGACCGCCATGCGTCTCGCGCACGATGGTCGATGTCCGAGATCATTGTCCGTCGCTTCTGCTGCTCGATGTCAAGTTCGACATCCTCACACATTTGCGCGACACGTTCCCCTCCACCATTTGCGACCGTGTCGTGGTCTTTCAACCACTGGAGAATGCCGTGCCGGCGCGTCGATTCGCCGATCAGATGCCGCACGTAAATGAGATTGTGCTTGGCGAGAATGTCGCCGTCAAGCCCCGCGGACTCGGCGACCAGCTTCTTGTCCAGGTAGTCAAGTTCGACCATCGCGTTGCTGAAGTGCCGACGCCGCGCCAGGATGAACGCCATCCGATGTCGCGACGGGAACACGACCAGTTGCGAATCGTAGTCGTAGATGGACTGCAACCACCACACGGGCGGGTCCGCCAGCTTGAACGGATTTTCCGTCCGGAGATAGTTGCCGAGATGATCGACACGGTTCGGCACTAGCACGTCACCGTTGTCGGTGGGGCGATCCACGTCGGGCCTATCCACGTCGGTTGCGGATAGTACGGCATTGGAATCCACGGCGCGTCTTGATGTCCGCCGCGCCCGCAATGCGGACAGTAACCGCAGTTCGGACACGCTGCCTGTTGCGGCTGCACCGGTTGATTCGTTTGAAGCTTGTCCATGTGCGTTTACCCGAGCGTTCGCGCCAAATTTGCGTCGTAATCGCCCGAACCCGCGCCATCGACGCCCGCTTCGTACGGGTCGAACTCCTTGTGGAGCAGCTTGACGTTCTGTCGCATCGGGCTGTTGTGGAACTCGCCCGAGCGGTCCACAACTTCGAGCTTGCCGTCCGCGCGATCGAGCACTTCCTGCGGGATCGGCGTGACGTTGTCCTTCGAGCCCTTCACGCCGACGAGCGCGATAAACTTCGACGGATTGATCGGATGCTTGCTGCCCATCAGCGGATTCTGCCGCTTGGCGTACGGCACCGCAATCAGCGGAAAGCCGGGATTCTCGCCCGGATGAATGGTCATGTCCTCGCCGTCGTACCGCACGTTCAGATCGCGATTTGTGCGATTGATCAGCGTGACTGAATCCTTGTAAACGCCCAATACACCCATAAATGCTCCCCTCCTAAATGTCGTTGTCCGAAGTTTGTGTCGCGGTTCGGACAGATTGCCGTTCGTCCCAGTGTAGCTTACGATGGCAGTTCGCGCATATCACATCGCACTTCGCTATTTCGGCATACAGCCGATCGAGACCGAAGCGCCGAATGAATCCAATATGTCCAAGTTTGTTTTTCTTTCCATCTCGATGATGAAAGTCCAGACATGCCGGGTGCTTTTCAGTGCACCGAATACAACCGTTTGCACGAGCATCAAGAAGAATTTGCTTTTTCTGTTCATGTGCTCGCTGCCAAGAATCCCGGTACTGCTCAGGGTTGGCCTTTCGCCATGCTTGTGTTTTCGCTCGCTGTCGTTCGTGATACCCAGGCTCCGCGTAGCGTCGTTGAAGTTTGGCTTGATTACATTGACGGCAATTTCTTGTTCGTCCGTCGAATGTCCGTGTGCTCGCAATCCATACGGTGTTGGCTTCGGTGTACTCATGTCCACTTCGGCAATGCGTCGGTCGCGTTCGTTTGTAAAGAGCCATACTGAACCTCCGAAGGCATTCTACAGAGGCTCAGTATGCTTTGTCAATCGCCTTCTAGTAATACCAGATTAAGTCCTTCAACTCGTTGAAGATAAAAGGCTTAAAGCTCTGGAACAACTACTAGGGTCTGACCCGTAACTCCATCCCACCGAGCACACACCGCCGGATTTCCGACGAAGTTCTGCTTGCGGGCGAACCACCACGCCTCGAACGCGTGCCGCGCGTTGTCGCCGACACCATCGCGCACCAGGATGCTGCCATCCTCGTCCACGAACCGGCCCGGCTCGGCCACGTACTGCTTGGCCTGCATCCGTTTCTCGTCGATGAAGAACACCTGGGACAGTCCCAGCGTCCGAATCGGGGTGACGGACACTTCGCCCATCGTGATGTCGCCGGCCGGGTCGCCGAACGCCTTCGTGCCCGGATCGGTCTTCTTGTTGTCCGTCGGCCCGTACGAGTACCGGCGATCGGCCTCGGTCAGCTTCAGGAACTCGCGACGCACCGAGGGGTGCATCAGGAGGCGGGACACATTCCCGTTCAACTTCTGGTAGAGCACGTCGGCGGTGCGCTGCATGGCATCCGTCGCGAGTGCACCCACCGCCGCGACCACGTACGACTTGTAGAGCGGCACGAGGCTGCGCTGCACTTCGTAGTAGTTCGCCCGGTTGGTGCCGTCGTCGATCAGCGCGGGGAGACCCCAGTACGCATGCTCGTACGACGTGTCGAGGATGTCCGTGACGCCGGAATTGGCGACCTGGACGAGATAGTCGTCATCCGCCCACGCGGTGTTGACGGCCGCATCGGCGTCGAAATCGAGGCCGGTTTCCGCAACAGCCACGACCTTGACGACACCCGCCCGCAGCGAGCCGTCCGCCGGATTGACCGCGCCCAGGTACATGCCCACCTGGATAAAGCGGTTGCCGAAGCTGGCGCCCGCGATGTTGCCGGGGTTGTCCACCGCAATCGCGAGGGTGTTCGTGCCCGGATCGCCCGCTAGCGCGCAGAGAATGCCGCGTCCGTCGCACGACAACGCGAACTCTTCACGCTTGGCGATGTCGTCGATGATACGGGTCATCTCGTCTTTCTTCGCCGAGCGCCACGCCGCTTCGGACGACACGCTGTCGTCCATCGCTTCCTGCGTCAGCCGGAGCCGCGCCATCATCTTGCGGATGTGGACGGTGCCGTTGATGTGCCGCTGTGCGCCGGCGCCCGCGAACGCGCCGTCTTCGGCGACGAACATCGGGGACGGGTTGCGGCCGACGTGCGCCTCGAACGTTTGGCCTTTGCCGCCTTTGTAATCCACCTTCTCGACCTTGAACACGTCGGTCAGGGGATTGGTGTTGTTCACACCTTCGGCGATGCCTTCCTCGAAGACTTCCTTGTAGAGTCCGTAGACGGCGGTGCTGTCCGCGCCGACGCCGGGGGACGATGAGAGAGTCGTGCTCATGACTGTGTCTGTCCGTTACTGCCGGAAGTTGACGCCCATCTCCTTCGCACGGGTCACGGCGAAGTCGAGGCGATCATCCAGCGATTTGAACGACGCGGGTCGCGCGGTTTGCGTGACCTGGGACCGGCCCTGCGAGGAGGGCACGGCGCGCGTTCGTGTTGAGGTGTGCGCGGCGGCGGTCCGACGCGCGGGAGCGATGAAGTCGTCCGTGTACTCTTTCACGAACTCGTCGAGGAGCTTGGCGTCGCCATCCTCGTACCGGGAGATGGTCTTGGACTGTCCCTCGGTTTCGATTTCGGCCGTCGCCCGCGACTTGATCCACGCGGAGAATTGCGTCCGCATGGCGGTCGTCTGCCGCGGCGTCAGTTCGTCCATGTTCATCGCCTCGGCAATCTTGTCGCCGATGTAGGCGACCTGTTCATTGCCGTGACGCTGCCACTGACGCAGTTCCGCCTGGGTCGCGGCCTCGGCGTGATCGGGTACGGCCAGGAGGCGATCCACCTGTTCGTCCGTCAGCGCCGAAAACTTCCGCATGATGCCCATGCCGGGAAGATTGAAAAAGGCTTCGCGAATCGCTTCGGCTTTCTTCGAGTCGGGATCGGGCGTTTGAGTACCGGCCAGCGCCGCAATCTTGCGATCACGTTCGACGATGTCAGCTTCGAGCTGCTTCGCACGCTGAGCCTGTGTCGAGACTTCATTGAACCGATGCCGTGGAATCCAGTCTGTCCGATCTTCTTTGTAGGTGTAGCCTGTTGCACCGGATTGCGCGCCGGGTGTCGCGGGCGCTACGCCTGCGGAAGTACCTGCTGGAGTCTGTGTACCGGATGCGCCTGCGCCCGCCTGTGACCCGTCACCGGAAGCGGTGCCTGCGCCTTGCTGTGTCGTCTGTTCGTCTGCCATGATCTACCTTTGTTGTCGCGGTCAGGACCGCGTGATCGTCTGCACTTCGTCTTTCACACTACGTGGTACGGGTTTTGCTTGTCAACTTTTCAGCCCACCCTTGTACGACCCGCCCCCGAACATGTGCACCGCCTGGTACATCGTGTTACGCGTCCACCAACCGACGCCGAGCGCCGTCATCGCCTCCAGAAAGACGTGATCGGCCTGATCCTTAGTCGCGATACCCTTTGTACGGTAGAGGTAGTCGTGTACGACCGCCGCTTTGCCGTATTTGCCTGTCGGAGGCAAGATATTCCACATGAGCTTCGGAACCGACGCGAAATCTGTCAGAAAACCAGCCAGAATCTTGATGGGCGGGTGGGGAAACACATCCGTTCGGTAGTCAAACTCACTGATGAGCTTCCAATTTCGCCCGTCGATGTACTCCAACACCAGTGGCTCAAGGAAACGTGGATCGGCGGCGGGCGACGACGGGACCGGCGGTTTGTCCGGTTCCGGAGCCGTGGAAATAACACGCCCTAAAGGGGTTAGCGAGAGAACGGCTACATTTGTGTCCGCTTTTATGGCCGCTTTGGTGTCTGCCATTACGACTGTCCTTGATCGCCACCGATCGGATGCTGCGTTAGGTACGTTTTCGCGCGCGCGAGCCGCGCTTCGTTGATGGCGGCCGGACCTTGTGCGGCCGGACCGGCGGCGTTGGGTGCCGCGGGGCTGCTTTGCGCCTGACCAACCCCTGGACTGGTCGCGTTCCGATTCGAGTTACCGGCGGCTTGGGCTGCGCCGTGTGCCCCTTGTGCTTCAGGCGGTCCACCGGACGGCTGAGCAGGCGGCGCGCCGTTCGCGGGCGCCGTCGTGTTGATCATGACGCCGTTGGCGTCAAGAATGCCCATCGACACCTGTGCGATCGCCAGATCGATATGCGTGAGGTACGCATCGACCATCTGCATCGCCGCGGGATATTGCGCGAACACTTTGCGCCCGCGATCCGAGAGACACCACTTGATGAGTTCGTTGCGGTGAATCTGCGGGTTGTACCACCGCCGGTAGATCAACGGCCCGACCTGCGGCATCGGTTGGCCAGTCTGCTGCGACTGCAACGCGGCCTGCTGCGCCTGCATTTGCATTTGCTGCATAATTTGCGGATTCGCCAACACTTTCTCGAACGCATCCATGTTCATCCAGGCTTCTTGCACCTGGGCGTCGATGGCCGGCATCAAGCGTTCCTCGCCGAACTTCCGCAGAATTTCCATCTTCTGATCGGGGTCGGACGGATCGATGAGCCCCAAGGTCGCGAGATGATCGATCGCCGCGCGCTCCATCAAGGCCGTCTTCGCGGTGATCGTGCCGTCCTCGATGATGATCTCGATGCTGCCCGAGAGATCGGCCTTCTTGAACGTGTCGAACGCCCAACCCTTCGACGGCGTCAGTACCGAGCGCAGCCGCGTCTCGTCGCCGAACTCGCGTTCGATTTCGAGGGCGTCGCCATACCATCCTTTGTACACTTCCGCGCGCGACTTGAACGCGGACGCGTGTCGGCCGGTCGCCCGTTCGTACAGGAAAGACATCGCCGCGTAGGCTTCGGTGCCGCTTGGCTTTTCGCCCTTCATGATGTCAAACGTGCCCATCAGCTCTTCGGCTTCCTGCTTCACGAGCGCGCGATACATGAAGACCGATTGATTGACGCCCTCGCCGGGAATGCGCTCGGGTTTCGCGTTACCGCCCGCGACCAACGGATTCCACTTCACGACCAATCCCGGCTCGCCGGTGAACTTCTCGACCTCGGCGCCCTTCGGCTCCAACCACACGGGATTCGCCATGCGGCCAATGGTCATCATGATGTGCGAGTCGAGTTGATTGAGCTGATCCTGTTTCTGAATCGCCGGATCGATGAGCCCCGAGCCCATGACACGTCCGCCGACGTGCTCATAGCGGCCGTGATGAAACGTGAACAAGGGGTCGCCTTTGGCGTTGTGGTACGGCAGCGGGCCAGGCAACGCTTCGGCATCCGAGTGAATGACGACCGGATTGCCGTCACCCGCGATGCGAATGACTTGCCCCTCGGGGAAGTCGGCGCACGGCTTCACCCAGAAGTCGTACTCGACGATGCCTTCGCTGTCGGTGTTCGCGCCGCCCGACGCGAAGTACGGCGGGGCAATGCCGATGTCGCCTTGGAATGGCAACGTCTTGAAAATCTGCATCGTCCGCTCTTGTGGCGTCTTCGTGAAGGAGAGTGACTTATTGTAGCCACCCGCGATCATATCGTCCGACTGCTCGTAGTACTCCTTCATCCGCCAGCGCATCCGAATGCTGTACGGCGCGTCGTCGTACTGGTCGTACATCAGCGGGAACGCGATCTCGAACGGGGACAGCGCCATCGTCGCGCCCTTCGGCAGCGGGATGGTATCGACCATCGGCGAGCCGTCAGGGTTGGTCGCCGGCATGAACGATGTGCTGCCACAGCTCGGACACTTCTGTCCGGCGTTCGCGATGTCCACTTCCGAGAAGGTCTGCTGACACTGAGTACACGTTTCGTGTTTGACCTGTGTCGTGCCGTTCTTCAGATCCTTGTTGACGTACGTGTGCAACCACGCGTTGCCAGTCACGAGCAACCAGAAATCGAACTCGTTCATGACGTGCGTCATGTTGTGCGACTGGTACAAGATCGGTCCGTAATCATCCGCGACACCCGCGGTCACAACACTTTCGTTGTCCTCGCCCAAGGGTCGCGCGCTCGCGCCGTAATTAATGCTGGCAAAGTTCGCGCGGATGGACTGAATGCCCTCTTTGCACACGTTCGTGACCGGACGGGGAATCCACTTCGCGAGTCGTTTGTCTTGCCAAGCGCCACGTTTGGAATCGTAGTAGATCCACTGCCGATTCAAGATATACCAGATGTTCCGCATCCACTGGCGCTCGAAAATCCACCGCTGGTCAAAGGACTCCTTTTTCCAGTCCTTGCACTTGTCGAGCAACTGTTGATCGGACCATGTCTTTGGCCCGCCGATGTTGCCGAGCATCGACGATTGTCCAGGCTGCTGGCCGTCGCCGGGCTGAATCGATGATGTGCTGCCCGCGCCGAGCGCCGTCAAATTGGGTGTGAGTGCCATAAAAGTTACTCTTTGAACGTGAGATGACCTTCCGCGTCATGTCCAATGCCAAGACTTGCGGCTTCAATTTCGCCGACATCCTCGAAGCTCGGCATTGACCCGTTGAAATCCAATCCACTGATGGTGCCCGGCCGTGTCGGCACAATTTCCGGCACCGGAAAATGCAGGCCCGTCGCCTTGCCCATCAAAATGCTGTTCTGCTTCTCCAACGCGTTGACGCGATGGCGCATCCAGTCGATCGTCATATCGTCTTTGGCCTTTTGAGCGCGAATCTCCTCGATACGCGCGACCACATCGCGATTGAACGCCCGTACATCAGAAATTTCCAATGCTTGTCGTTTGTTGTCGCCAACAATGAGATCAAAAAACGCTTTGCTGATCCACATCATGATCCTCCGATCACTTATCCGTAGAAACTGTCGAAGCTCGATCCCGCTTCGGTCATGTCGTTGCCGTACATATCGCCGAGTGGATAGTCAGGCGCACTGGGTTGCAAGTCGCGTTCGTTCCCGCGATTGCCAAACTTCTGCATGCGCTCGATCTCGAACCGCGTCTGATTGTCGAGACTCCGCAAGTCACGTCCGGCGACCAATTCAATCGGCTTCGGGAGTGACGGCCACGTCATCAACGCGTAGCGCACGCAGTCGGGCAGCTCGTCTTCCTTCTTGAAGACGTGCTCCTTGTCCTTCTTCTGGCCGTCCGACATTTTGTTGTCGGCGAAGCGGTACTTCTTCATCTGCTCGTAGAGCCGCGGACACGTGTACGCAATCTTGTACTGCTTCGTGTAGAGCCACGACATCACGCGCTGGATGCCGGCCATCTGATCGTTCTCGGCAGGGGCCACGAGGACGCCGTGTGCGTTGAATTCCAAACGGAGCTGCGCTTCGTTGCGATTGGCGGTCCAGAGGACTTCGCGCACGTTCAGCGCCGTCGCGAATGTTTGTCGAATCGTCAGGAGATGCTGCGAAAAGGATCGCTGGCGTTCGAGATAGTCGTTGACGGCGACTATGCCTTTGTCCGTGACCACATGTGCCACGCTCCCGAACGGATGGTCAGCTCCAGAATCGAGACCCACAATGACGCGACGCGACGGATCGATCGCAGGCCACTCAGGAATCCAATCTCGTACTGCGGATTCGTCGGCCAGGACGGCATCTTCGATCCACTCGCCATACACGCTCCCCGTGAAGTTCTGCCGCTCGCCCAGATACTCCTGCGCGAACAACTGCGGCGGCATCGTCTGCCGCGCTTCTTCGATTTCCCCGGCGCGGAAGGTCGCCATGTACGGGTTGTCGATCGTGCGCCAACGCGCCGCCCAGAAGCCCGGCTTTTTGTCGATGAGCGCCGGCTTCTCGATACGTTCGTACGTCCAGTCAAAACCATCAACGGAACTTGTGAAGAAACACACGCCGCCGTGGTCCGTCAGCGACGGTCGGAAATAGTCCCACGCGAGTTCGTCGATGAAGGCGGCCTCGTCCATCCACGCCCAGTGCGGACCGACGCCGCAATGCGCGCGATCCGGATCGTCGAGGGACCGGAACATCACCTGCGCGCCGTTGATCAGCGTCAACGTCTCGTCTTCGGCGTTCCAGTCGGCGCACCAGTGCCGCGGAATCAGTTTCAGCAACGTGGGCATCGTCGCGTCGTGCAGAATCTTGTAGGTCGGCCCCATCACCCAGCCAAGGGTATTGGGCACCATCATTTCTTCGCGCGCGCCCCAAGCACCGACAACGCTTTTTCCGCCACGGCGACCAGCAAACGCCCCCAGGCGGCGATACACGCGCGGCGCCAGGAGCGTATCTTCTTTGCCGCAGGATGGGCAGCGGAATAATCCATCGGAGCCACAAAATCCGATCTTCTGGCAGCACGTCGCAAACCGCATCCGCCGCGCCCGCAGAAATTCAATTTGATACGGGTTGTAAAGAAGCGCCTTCCCTACATCCAACCCGACATTGGGCGGCAATCGCTTTGACATTTACTTCGCGTTCCGATGAAATTTCGATGTACGCAGTTCCGTCGCGACGCGATCGACCATCACCTTCGAGCGATGCTCGCCCTTGTCACACCCGACTGCCACCGTTTCTTTCGGATGTGCCTTCACGTAGTCACGAATCTCCTGAAAGCGCGCGGTGAACCACGGCGACTTCGTATCATGAGAAAGATCCCGAATGTCCCAAGTTTTACTGGCTTTGGGAGGTGTACCTTTGTCGAACCCGAAGCTGATTAGCACGTCGGTTTGGTGTCAAGCGCCGCCATCGACGGCCGCGCCATCGGATCGGATGAAGCCGCATTTTTCTTGGCGAACGGGTTCGGTTTCTTCGCGGGGATGCCCGGCGCCCCTTGCTTCTTTGGCCCTTTGCCGAACATGTCAGCCAGATTTTTCTTTGCCATAACCCTGAATCTCCTCGTGAGTGAAGATCGACACGCCATGCGCGCCGAGTTTCCCGGTGTCCGGATCGCCGATTACGCGGATGACGAGCGCCCCCAGGCGCAGACCGTCATCAGCTTTGATTTCCAACACTTGCACCAAATCTTGCCGCACCGTCCCGATGTCGAAAATCGAAAAGGACGGACAACAATCAGGAGGCCGAAGGTCCGCAAGCCGCTTGGGCGCGGTGGATGCGGGACGTTGCTCGTCGTCGTAGCCGTACACGGCGGCATCCCCTTACTCCTCGGTCTCGATAATTTCCGCGTCGAGCGGAATGTCCATGCCGCGGACGCCGCCAGCCGTACCGGGCCGGATGATGATGGGCGATCCGCCGTGCGGCGTGGGCGGCATCTCGACCTGCACACGCAGCGACATGCCGACGCTGAGATTCTGATCGCCCTTGATGACCTGATGCTGCTTGAAGATGCCGAAGCCTTTCGCGGCCTCAACCGTCACGTCCTTGTCGCGCTCGTCGAGAAATTCGTTGACGTTCCGGACCACCTTGTCCTTCAGGACGATGTCGATCTTGTCTTCCACGTCGGGCAGCGAGTTGATGTTCAGCCAGCCGCGCGCGTGGGCGCGTTTCAGGTACGTGCGAATGGTCTCTTTCGAGTACCCGACCGTGGCCGCGATGTCGTCCGCCGACACGCCTTGCGCGCGGAGGGCAATAACCGCGATGCAGGTTTTGTAGACGATGGAGTTGTCGGGCGGTTTTACAAACGGAGCCGTGACCGGACCGTCATGACCGTCGCCTCGCGACGCCTGCACAGGCGCAGCGGACCCGCCGGAGGATGGAACGGGGGCAGACGGTTCAGTGGACATGGTTGGCGATCACGGCTCCAAGTGTCACGGTACTTGGTACAGGAATTGCATGTCAAGACACATGCCCGGAAAGAATACAATCTGGCGCCAAAATAACCCCGCCAAAGCACAGCTCCAGCGAGATCGAGAACGTGAACGCCGCAAAGACGGACGACCGCGAGAATGTCAAATTAGGCATCTTTATGGTATTTCTCTAGAAACACATAATAGACTTCTGCGCGAACAAGAAAACAAATGCGGGTGCTGTGGCGACGAATTCACAAAAACTCCCAACGTTGATCACGATCACAAAACACAAGCGATTCGTGGCCTTCTTTGCTCTAGCTGTAATAGCGGACTTGGTATGTTCAAGGACAATCCTTCGCGACTCCAAAAAGCCATCACATACTTACAAAAAGCCCGTCCATTCATCCCCTACAGCCGATCCTACTAACGGGCATTTGGTACGACATTTGCAAGGGCGAGCGAGATGGACCCAAAGCCAGCCGAACCACTTGACGACTTTTTGCTGCGACAGCAACAGCGATTTCGTCATACCCTCCAGTTCGGCGAACAACGCGTACGCGACCGCAAAGCGGATTTGGAACAATTCGACATCGAAGTCCGAAAGCAACCCGGCACACAAACGTGCTTGTCTCACCAAATTACAGGATGGCATCGTGACCACGACTCCAACCGCTACAACGACTGATCTCAAGGCGATCCGGCACGAGGAAGTGGAACGCGCGGCGGCGGAAATGTTGGCGAAGGGTAAGACGCCCGCGGAAGTCCGCCGTTTGTTCAGTCAGTACGGCGTGCGGTGGGAGTACCAGTTCAAGGGTCAGGGGCGTCGGGAACGGATAAAGCGACTCCGGAAGCAGGGCCGGACGTTGTGCCGCTGCGGCCTGGAGAGTTACGACGGGAACGATCCGGAGGGACTCGGGCCGGCCTGCCTCGAAAAGAAGTGGAGCGCCTCGTGACCGCCGGTGAGCGTACAGTACTCGCCGGAGAAGTCGTGGTGACATTCGTACTGTACGCCTTGCTCTGGGCGGTCTCATTGAGCCAGCCGCGGGTCGCCATTTCTGTCAATCCGCACGTCCTACCATTTGACGCCGCGCTGCGGCTGACCTGTACCGTCCCGCGGGATGCCGCGAACCGCTGGCTCCAGTACGGCCTGGGGACCGATGACGTGAGCGGCCGGCAGCTTGACGGCGACAAGGCGCCGAGCATTTGGACGGTGTTCGTGCCGCATGTTCCCTGTGCCAGTACGGCGTGGTGCGCGGTGACCACAAGCGCCGAACGGACGTACACCGCCTCGACCGCGATTCTTGTATCAGGCTGCGAACAGTAGCCGAACGTCGCTCCTTCCTGTAACAGACTCCTCGTACAGTACGACTAGGGGCAGCGCGCCGCCGGACGGCGTACGCCCGCAACCACACTCATTTCTTCTCTTTAGTAGTAGCAGACCACACACAAAGGCGTAATGCCTACTATATCAGTGTGGTTACATAGACTTACACAGAAGAGATAGACACCAACATCAACATACACAGACACTTACAGAACCACACAAATAAACACATTTGTGTGCTTAGAAATGTGTGTGGTTGCCATTTCCTTCAGTAATTCGCGCCGAGGGCTGCACACGCCTTCTCTCTGCCATACAAAATCGAGATCAACAAAACCGCATTTCGATGGCTGTAAGTGAAGGGTCACCACACACATATGCAAAAGTGTGAGTGTGGTTGGAGTGGTCGAGGGGTACTGATACAAGTGTCCTTGATACAAGTGTCCCGGTACTAGTACCTGTGCCCCAGGACATTTGTGACGCTGGCCCCCGCCTGCCGTACTAACGAATCGTCCGCAAGTCGCTGTATCGACTAGGCTTACCTCAGAAAAAATTTCGCTCAGTGTCCGTCGCCTGCCTACCGCCCCCGGCTGCCGGCGCGGCAAGCCTGCCTGCCGTCCGCCATGCATGTACATTTGAATGAATGAATGATGAACAGCGACACACGACCATTTACCACACTGATAAACAGGCAACCACACACATTTCCATTTGCCAGGCAATCGCGCGAGGTGACGGTGCTGCGGCCTGTTCGAGCTGCCGTATGGTCGGCTTGGGGACATTTGTATCGGGTACTGATACAGACGGCCGGCCGTGAGGTACTAGTACTGGTACGCAGTCGGGTGACAGCGGGTACTAGTACGCTGATACAGGCGTACCCGGCACATTTATTGCTGTGTAAGGCTAAATGCTTGCCGCTGCGTTATTCGAGAAGATTTGCCCTATCTGCCTACACCACTACAAGAAACGTCCAGCCCACGATCACAACCATACAACTGGCCTGTATCGAGGTTTCATCTGTCGGAGCTGCAATCGCGGTCTCGCGTTCTTCGGTGAAAGCCAAACACAACTATTAAATGCTGCAAACGTGGCTCTCATAGGCCATAAGTACCGAGGACAAGGGTACTTCGTCGATTTGGGCGCGCTCAGTCGAGCGGCCTCCTACCTCATTGATGACAATTTCGGATACAACATAGACGACTGTTCTATTTAGGTACGCCGAGAAGTACATCGATTCTCGATACAAGACACGTCCAACATTTGTATCAAGGTCCGGCGGCCGAATGTCTAGCGTTTTGATATGTCAGAGCTTGGTATGTCGTTTGCTTAATACCTGAGCATGACGACTATCACAAAGCCTCTCATCTTTCGCAAAACCTTTTACTACCGCACGTACGACGACGCGCGCGTAATGCTGGCCAGACTTGTAACAGACAATCCGAATGCTCGAATTGTCGAGTATGGGCGAGGGTTCGCCATTCAACAGGAACGCTCCGGAAAGTACTGGGGCGAGGGACGGTCGTTTGGTACGACCGCGTGGAGCTGAGCATGAGACGTCATCTCCGTACCTTCATCGGCCAATCGCTCGTTCGTACATGCGATTGGCTACTGGCCCGAATCGAATTGAGGAGCTGAACATCATGAGAACCGATGCCACGATTGACGGTCGGCAAGTACACGTCCCGAATGCGTCACACCTGGGATACGACAAATGGGTGGCGCAAGTAGGCGATTGGGTTGTTTGGTCGTACGAGCCCGGTACGGGCGATTGTATCGGCCGTATGATCGGCCGTGTTCACTACGCGCCACCGTGCGGAGAAACGCCAGCGATCAAAGACTACATCGAAGTGTTACAGCTTTCGTGAACAAATAGAGGAGAAACGTACATGAGAACCATCATTCGTAACAGTTTTGCTCGGCAGTCGATTCTATCGGAACGTGTTCGTACAAACGCCACGTATCCGCCAGTGCAGAAGGATTGCACCGAATGCGGCAACGTTCGACGTACGCCAAAAGGCGAAACGTGGCTGTACCGCTTTCATGTAGACGACGATCAAGGCAGTCGGCACAGCGGACCGATCGCCGGCGGGAAGTTGTTTTGCTCGCGGAACTGCGCCGAGTCGTACACCGGACAGTCATTCGATGAAACGAGGAGATCATGAGCACACCAAACGTACGATCGCTCGCTGACTTCAAACGGTTCCTAGCACTCCCAGGCGCAACAGTACAGGTCATTCGCAATGATTGGAGCGATCCGACCAAGACGATCCATCCGATCGTGCCGAAGGCAGGATACTGGGACACGAAGCAAGTACAGAAGCTTCAATCGAACACGGTACAGTTTACGTCCGGTAGTTGGTTGACGTTTCCGAAGGCATCACACGCGAAGTTTGACGACGATACCGTGTCGTTGTGTATGCAACAGGATGGCACGTTTTCACAGCTCCTCGTGTACAGGTTGTCACTCGTTGATCTGACGCCGGCCGCCGATACGCTTACGGGAGGATGGTAGCATCATGAGGTACAACGACTGCGATACGTTTACGCGCGCCTACATCGACTGCGCGCTGTGGTCGTCAACCGATGAAAGTACGCCTCAGGGTGGCGAACCGTTTGACGCAAACTACACCGGCACCGATCTGCCGGCAGAGACAATCGAGCGCATGGCGGCCGACTGCGCGCGGTTTCAGGAAGTCCACGCGGACGATCTGAGCCTTGCGCGAAGTGCCGACTATAACGGCCACGATTTTTGGTTGACGCGAAACGGCCACGGCGCGGGATTTTGGGATCGTGGCCTGGGCGAAGTGGGCGAACGTCTGAGCCTTGCCGCGCGCGCCTTTGGAGAATCGAATCTGTACATTGGCGACGATGGCAGGATCTACGTATCGTAAACACCGATCGAAAACATAGCAGAGGAGCATTTATGGCCAAACGTGAATCCCGCGATCTGTACGATCAGCAAAACCGACTCATGGCGATCGGCATCTCGCGCGAGGACACTGAAGCATTGCGCCGGATCAGTATGACCTTGCGCCGATGGTTCGAGCACGAGTGCGGCACGGATAACGGCTGTATCGAGCGCGACGAAACGACCAACAAAGCGTACTGGCTCAATTCGATCAGCATGCGCCGTACGCCCATTGCGGACCGCGAGACCGGCGCCAGAAAACGACTCGCGCGGATCATGGCGCAGTACCCAACATTGATCGCGTACGTGCAAGGCGACTGTCGTGGGTGCGCGCTGTACGTGCTCACGGCGGACCAGCTCGACTCGAAGGATTCCATTGACAGCATTTATACGCGCGGCATTGCCGTAGCGTAGGAGGACAACGTGCGATATTTACAGCTAGACAGAGACGCGCCGCCTGTACCAAACGGCTTACGGCCGCGCATTGGTGTCGAGTACGGTTGCGGCGCAAAAGACTGCCGCGCGTGTTACGAAGTCATTCCGCCGCACCATTTGCGCACGGCAGACTTTGTACCGGATGTACGGGCGCGCGCGGAGGAACGCGATCGATCGGACAATGATGACGCCGAACCGCGCGACGATGAGATCGGCGACGGGCTCTAACGGCTACGGGGGCATAGTACGCCCCAGGAGGAAACGATCATGACGTTGTACTGTATCCGCGTCCGCTTGCACGTCTCCGGCGTCGAAAAGACGATCCGGTGTACGACCATGACGGAACGCGCGTTGGTCGGCATCGCGGTGGGCGAGCACGCGGACATTGTGCGGGAGTTCGAGATCGATTCGGACGTAACCGGCTTGAAGGAAGGGTACAGTACCGATTGACCCTTTGGCACGCATTTTGCCGCGATCGAAGGTATAGCAGCGAGTAAACACATTTATCCGGGAGGACACATTTATGACAACCGAAGAACTACAACAGAAGCTCGACGAAATGGACGATGGCGTACTGCGCTCAGGCGCGCATCCGGCCGGCGGACGCGTGTTCTGCGCGCTCGAATTCAAATCACAAGTAGACGGCATTCCATGGATAGACAACCCAACGAAAACCGGCATGCCAGATCTACGGCCGTTGAACGATACGTACTGGCCCTCCGACAAGGCGCGGACGGACGCATTGCTGCCGGTGTTAGCGGCATTGTGGGACTACGCCAAATGGTCGGACGCGCGGAAAGCGCGATGGTTAGAGATCGTCTTAGTCAAAACGACGAACCGCTGGATCGTGACGCTGCCGTGGTTTGTGCAACACCCGCAGCCAGGACAAGCGATGATCCGAACAAAGGCGGATGTTGTAGCGTGGGCAGCGTGGGCAGCGGAGGCAGCGGAGGCAGCGGGGGCAGTGTGGGCAGCGAAGGCAGCGGAGAAAGCGGAGGCAGTTTTGCCAGAAGTCTGCAAGTTGTGGATTCGGGCGGCCGAAGAAACGGAGGGATTGTAATGAGTATCAAAGACCGCGGATTTGCAAGCATGGACAAGGCGAAGCAGCACGCGATCGCCACGAAAGGCGGCAAGGCGGCACACAAGGCCGGCACGGCGCACACCTGGTCAAGTGCGGAGGCGCGGGAGGCCGGCAGGAAGGGCGGCCTGGCATCGCGAGGGGGTAAGGGCAAGTTAGATGGGGTGGTCGTCACCATGGGCACGCCAGGAGGCGCCGATGTCCTCTAAGCGCGCATCTGAGCGCATCGCACACAACGATACGTGGTTAGTTCGTGTGGGATTGAAACGCGCACGGTACGTGGTATCTGGACAATACGCCGAGGACATCAAGCCTCCTGTCTGTCGGCCAGGGTACGACAAGCCGCTCCCCGACTACTCCGCGCGTCTCGCGCGCCGTACGGGAACCTCTGTATCAGCCGTCATCGCGCGTCTTGATACAGATGTACAACCACACTCATTACGAGATGGGTGTGTGGTGGAGTCAAGTCACTGTGAGTACGACAGTTAAGGGTCAACCACACTGATTTAGAGGTGCCGGTACGCCTTTCGGTGTGGACTGCTAGTACTAAAGAATAGGTGTGGTGTGGTTAGCTCAGCAAGGCGTACGAAGGTATAGTACGTAGTTTTCTAGGAGGAAAACATGACAAGTCGTGAATCGTTCATTCAGGGATTGTTGGACGCGGCGAGCTTCTTTCAGACGAACCCCGAGATCGCTACACCGTCGTCGCTGATTATTAATCAGTGGGTCGAATCAAAAGACGCGATGGCGGTGTACGCGCGCGTGGCGGGCGGTTGGCAAAAGGAGTACTGGGATACCAATTTCGCTTTGCGTCGGGTGTTCTCAGGCGGCGTGGTGTTCGACGTGAACATCCAGCGCGATCAGGTATGCAAGCAAGTCGTGACCGGCAAGAAGGTTATCCCGGCCGAGCCCGCGAAACTCATCCCCGCATCGCCCGAGCGCGAAGTGGACGTAACAGAGTGGGTGTGCGACGAAGGATCGTTGCTCGCGCCGGAGCCGGCCGCTACGGGGGCATAGCAGGGAACATGTGGTACGGGTCTTGCACCGGGCAAGACTCGTCCCTCCAAATGTTCACCTACGAACACTTACTGGCGCAACAACCGCCGTCCGATAGCTCGGGCAACCGGGCCGCGGCAGCAGCATTTGTGGTAATCCTGACGACGGCACTGGAAGGCACAAATGTTGGTGCCGGATTGTCGGCCGCGCAAAAGAACTACCTGTACCGCCTGCGCGCGACCTGGGCGAAGCGGGCGGCCGGCACGGATCTCCGCTGGAATGTCGCCGGCTCGCGGCCGGGGCGTCCGAAGAAAGGGACAGGCGGGCCGAAACAGCGCAAGCCCGATCCCGGCGAAGCGACGCCGCTGTTCCAATCGCTGATGCGGAAGTACGGCGGACGACCGACAGGAGACCCTGAATGAGTTGGCATGAGTACCGCGGGAAGCATGACCCCGCAAATTTCACGGTACCACCCGAACTCGAAAAGGGCCGGTCGATGAAAATCCAAGCGTGGATTCAATCGCACCACTATCGACTGTTGAACGAAATTGCGCGCACGGGACACTTTCCGTTTAGTGAACGCACAGATGTCGTTCGGTGGTGCATCATGTTCGGCTTGCAGTACTTGGATACGCTGGAACCGGGCACGACGCGCTCGATCATGTCGCAGGCGAACATCATCAATCGACGCCTGCAACAGCAGATTCACGACGCGACGTTCATCAAGACGCTGACGAATTTGCGGCAAGTGGTGCAGGACGCCAAAGGGCGGGGCGATGAAGATGCGGCGCGCGAGGAGATTCAGCAAGCGTGCTATGACATCAGCCGCATGCCCGAGGAACCGGACCGCACGTTGCGGTGGAAGTTGAAGTACATCGATGCGATGCGGACGGAGTTTCGTGATTATTTGCCGGACGGCTGGACAGGGAGCGCACAATGATATTTGAACCTTTTCAGAAGATTGCCCGCTTGAAGCGCGAGTGCATGATCAGCGAGAAAATCGACGGCACAAACGCGCAGATTCAGATCGTGCCACTGGCGCTTGTCGGCGTGGATCTCGTCGGCAACTGGGAAGCCTTGACGGTTGCGCGCAACGAGACGCATGTGATGTTCGCGGGTTCACGGTCGCGGTATATCACGGCGCAGGACGACAACTACGGCTTTGCAAAGTGGGTTGTCGCACACGCGGACGAACTGTGGACGCTTGGCGATGGTCGGCATTACGGCGAATGGTGGGGACTCGGCATTCAACGCGGCTACGGCCAAACCGAAAAGCGGTTCAGTCTGTTCAATGCATGGCGCTGGAATGACGAGAATCCGAATCGACCGGCGTGTGTCGGCGTTGTGCCGAATCTCTATACCGGACCATTCTCGACTGACGCCACGAGCGCGCAACTGGAACGTCTGCGGACGCTTGGATCGGTCGCGGCTCCAGGCTACATGAAAGCCGAAGGGATCGTGATTTACTTGTCGGCCGCGCGCACCTACTTCAAGCAGACGCTTGAAAAGGATGACGAACCGAAATCGCGCGCATGAAGACCAAACATCCGCCGTTGCCGCCGCCGTGCGACTTGGGCTTCGCGCCGAAATTTGCGTCCTGGCACGATGCACAAGTCGAGGCCATCGATCGCGTCGTCTTTTCTGATAAACGGTTCTACGGTTTGAACATTCCGACTGGCGGCGGCAAATCAGGAGCGGGCTTAGGCATCGCCCTTTTACACCCAAAGGTGAAACGTGCGCTTTATCTTACAAGTACCAAAGGACTCGAAGATCAGCTTGCCGTGGACGGCGCGCCCCTTGGCCTCCTTGACGTACGCGGTCAGAGAAACTATCCGTGCCGCGCACTTGAACCGGGAGGACAGCTTGATCGTTATCGCCGTGGACGGTTTGCGCCCACATGCGACGAGGGTCCGTGTCATTCGGGACTCCGCTGTACCCTCGCCCCGAACCGGAAGGAACCCAATATCCGGCCGGATTGTGCGTACTACGGCGCTGTCTGGGACGCGCGGGGTGCCCAACTGGTCAGTACCAACTACGCCATGTATCTCACCAGTGCTGCCTACGCTGAAGGACTGGGAGACTTTGATCTCCTCATTCTCGACGAAGCTCACGATACCGACAAGGAACTCGAAGCATTTCTCACACTCGAAATCACGGGCGACGACTGCCGGCTCGTCGGCTCGAAGTTCCTCAAAGGCGTCGAAGACCTCCACACGTGGAAAGACTGGGCGACCCATCACCGCGGGCCGCTCGCGTCGAAGCTCGAACAACTCGAACTGATGCCGCCGCAGACACCCGAGGAGGCCGCCGATCGGCGGAAGCTCAAAACGGTGTTCGCGCGGCTTGACCAGTTGAGCAAGATTGACGCACTCGACTGGATTCTCGATAGCAATGGCACGGTCGCGAAATTCGCCCCGCGGCGTGTCGCGAAGTACGCCGAGGAGTTCTTGTTTCGCGGCATCCCGCATGTCGTCCTGATGTCCGCCACGCTCACACGCAAGACCATGAACGACCTGGGCATCGACAAGGCGCAGTACGACTACTGGGAATGCCCCTCGTCGTTCGATGTCCGTCGTCGCCCCATTTACAGCGTGAACACCATTCCGACGTGCCGGGTGAACTACACGATGTCGAAGGATGATAAGTACACGTGGCTGCGACGGATCGATCGTATCATCGAGACGCGGCGCGAGCTGGGCTGGAAGGGCATCATTCACACGGTCAGCTATCAGCGGATGCGGGATCTTGTCGCCGACAGTGAACACAAGGATTTGTTCGTGATCCACGACTCGGCCGGGACGAAGGAAGCCGTCAAGGTGTTCAAAGAAGCGGACGGTCCGCGCATCCTCGTGTCCCCTTCAATGGTCACGGGGTACGATTTTGCCTACGATCAGTGTCAGTACCAAATAATTGCAAAGGTTCCTTTTCCGGACATGTCGTCCGCTATCATGAAAGTCCGCAAAGAATACGATAAGGACTACGGCAATCATCTGACGATGCAAAAGCTCATTCAGGCGTGCGGCCGAGGTATGCGCGCGGCTGACGATTTTTGCGAAGTGATGATCGTGGATGATCATTTCGAGTGGTTCTTCTCGTGGATGCGGAAGCACGGGTGTCCGAAGTGGTTCGTAGATGCGGTCGAATACGTCGATTCGATTCCCGAACCATTGCTGGTTGATTTCTAGAGGAGACACATTTGGCGTCATCCAACTTGGACAGGGCACGTACTCGACAGGCGACACTCGCGGACGCGCATAGCCGCATCAAGCACGCGCTCGCGACCATCGGGGCTATCCCGCTCGACCAGATCCGCCGAGAAGGGATCGGGTGCAGGGCGCTGTTCGTCGCGCTGGCGGACTTGGAAGTCGCCGAGCAGATGTTGGCACAGGCGTTGCAATAGTCACACAGCACAGGAGAGATGATGATTGACAAACCGTTTGCGTACCACAAGCCAAGCGCGGAAGGTCTCGTGAAAATCACGAACCTGCGCGAAGCCTTCTCGGCGGTCAAGGCGGCCATCGAGACCAACTGTTCGCCATCACGTCAGACTGCCGTGGCGATCACAGAATTGGAAACGTCCGCCATGTGGGCAATCAAGGCGGTTGTCTTCAACGACGACACCAGTCAGGTCGAATAGTTCGACCACTCGTTCATTCACTTCAGAGGAGACAGGAACATTTATGGCCGAACAGAAGTACGTGTCGATGGACCCCGATGCCGCCCGCGAGTCGAGCGGCTTGCCGTCCGATTTCGACGGGACGTGGTCGGGGTTCAAGTTCACGAAGGAAGCGCCGGACAACTACGCGGCGGAAGGCAACCCCATCTTTGCGGTGGTGGAGATCCTTCAGGACGGTGACGCGCCCGCGGAGGAGCGGACGATCACCCAGTCGTACGGACTCGGTGGCAAAGCCGGCGACGAGTTCACCATCACCGAGGACGGCTTCGCGCTCATCCCGACCGGCGAGGAATCGACCATTCGCGGCGGCTCGAAGTGGCACTCGTTTCTGAAGTGCGCGAAGGAGCAGGGCTTGGCGCCGGCCATCCTGAATTCCGGCCACTTCAAGGCGGCGCTCGGCACCCGCGCGCACTGGAAGCGCATCGACGACGCCAAGTTGCTCGGCAAGGAGCGGGACTTCCAGGACGACAAGCGCAAGAAGTCGAAGTTCCCGCCGCAAACGTTGGTCATCACGAAGATCCTGACGGGTGCAAGTGTGGCGACGACCCACACGGCGGCGCCGGCCGGCAACACCAACGAAGCCGCGGCCGGTTCGGGCGATCTGGACACCGATACGTCACTCGTGCTGCTCGAAGTGCTCGGCGGCGCGAAGGACAAGACGGTGCAGCGGTCACAGCTCACCCTTCTGTTGTCGAAGGCGGCGATGAAGATGCCAAATCGGCAGGAGATCGCGAAGCGCGGCTCCGACGAGAAGTTCCTACTGGGGCTGGTCGAGCAGGGCTTCATCAAGTACGACCCGGCGGCGAAGCCTCAGGTGGTCACCGCCGTCTAGGACTGCAACCCGGCGCCGACACTAGGCGAGTACCGGGTAGGTGCCGTGTAGCCCCGAGCGGTCGCAGATTCGGGGCAATTTTTCAGGAGGAGAGATTCCATGCGACGTTTTCTAGCATTCACACTCGTGTTGATGGTCCTCCTCTCGTCGCCCATGTCGGCCCAGTCGCCGAAAACGGTCGCGACGCTGCGCTGGCTGGCGCTTGGCGGCCTGACCGCCAATGTCGTCACGGTCGTGCACCCGCAGAAGTCGGATGTCCGCGCGGCGCTGCTCGCCGGGGCGGCGTGGGGCACGACTTGGGCGTACTTCGAGCCGCGCAACAAGAAGGCCGCCGTGGCCCTGTACGTGCTGATGGCAGTCGGGAATGCCTGGGGCGCGGGGTACAAGATACACGCGCGCTGGGGCACGACAGAACCGCAATTTTAGGAGGCAACATTTATGGCTAAGAGCAAGCAAATGTTCACGCAATCGGCCGTCGTCGCGAAGGAGATTTGCGACGGCGAGGCGAGTGTTAGCGTGACCGTGAAGGTCAAGAGCGAGACCGAAGCGTTGGCGGTCAACGCGAAACAGGATCTCGAAAAAGCGGTCAAGGCCGCCATCGACGGACTGGCCGAAGTCTAGTAACACTCACACAAGGAGGACAGCATGAAATCCGAGCAGCTTCAGCAGATCATCAAGGATAAGAACGACAAGCGCGAGCGCGAGGCCGTCTACACGGCCGACCAACTCATCGAGCAGATCGTCGGTGAGCAGGCGAAGATCGAACACGCAAAGACGAACATCGACAATCTTCGCAAGCAGCTCGCCGCGCTTACGATCGACCAGATTGACCCGACGACGATTCTCGGCGAGGCATAGTCAATGCCTGTCACCATCCAGGGCATTCGCGTCACCGACATTCACATCGAGGCCGATGTCGAGCACGGCGGCTATACCGTCAAGACGGCTGGCTACAGTCTGATTTCGTCAACCGGGAAGATTCTCGCGAAGCAAATGATCGGCGGCTACAACGCAATGGCGCTTGAAGCGTCTTCGGCGACAAAGAAGGCGCTTGACGTGTTCACACAGAGCTACGTCAACGACGTGCAAGCATTGCTCGGCTTGATGGAATAGCAACATTTTCGCCGTGGGTTCCGAATCGCGCACTTCAGTGTCGCGTGGCGCAAAAACGCTCATACCCACGGCGCCTTTTCCTTTCTCTGAGGATACATGGACATCGAGCGCATCGACGACCCGGAACTGATCGCGCGCCTCGGCCAGTCCGAAGGGCCGCGCACGCGCGACAAGTTGCACCTGTCTGACATCTATGGTTCGTTGATGCGCGAGCTCCAACCCGCGCGATTTGACAAACGCGACACTTCTGGCAACAAGACGCCGATGGATCTGGTGAAGGTCGAAACCGGCCTCGTCATGGAGAACATGTTGGAGCGCGGCTTGCGCGAGAAGTTCGCGACCGTGCGACCTGGCGAAATTGTCAGCGACGAAGGCGTCTACATGTCGCCGGACGGGGTCAACCCGACCGAGTGTTGCGGGGAAGAATACAAATGTACCTGGATGTCGTCCCGTAATAGCAAAGGCACGACGCCGTACACGGATGAGTACGGCATGCCGACGCCGAAGTACTTACACTGGTTCTTACAAATGAAGGGATACGCCAAGTGGCTCCAAACCGACACCTTTCTGCTGCGAACGCTGCACATCAACGGGAACTACGCGCATCCCTACCAGCCGGAGTTTCTGACGCATCGCATCCGCTTTCCGCAAGCCGAAATCGACGAGAACTGGGATCTGCTCATGATGCACGCTCGGCGACGGGGGATGTTGTTGTAATGGACGCCATGCATGACGCCGATGATCTGCTCTCACGCATGAAGGATGTCGCCTGCGAAGTCATCGACGACGAGACAAAGCGTGGTAAATTTGTCTCACTCCGACAAGGTTTAGACAGCATTGAAGACGAATTTTTCGAGCTTCGTGTGCTTGCTGTTTCTGCGCCTAAGCAGAAAATCAACTACAAGAAAATCTATATGCAGACTATCCGCGTGGCTGCGCGTGCTGTCAAGATGATGCAGCTCGCGAAAGACAAGGGAGGATTCTAATGGTTAAAATGTCCGATCAAGAAGAACTTGAACTGTGGATCGGGGCGTCAATCGATCTAATTCTTTTGACACTTTGCCGCGAGCGCAAACCCAGCAAGAAGGAAATAGTCACGATGCGTGTACTCGCGCACGATATTATCGAGTCCACATCAATCCTAAAGCTGGGGTGGTCACTCGTCCCTAGAAAGAAGAAGCGATAATGGCGAATGTCAGCCGGGCGCTCCGGCATAAACGACACTTGCGGCGTCACGCGAACCAAATGCTGCGCGCGGCGAAGGGCTCGCGGAAAGACGCGCTCAAGTACTTCTCGTTGCTCATGACGGTCCTGGCTCAGAAGGGCGGCGAGATCGTCGTCACGAAGGGCACCATCGAGCAGGTGGAAGCGAAGCTCACACGGCTGTCATTTGAGATCGTCAAGGACAAGTACGTGCCAGAAGAGTTCACGATTCGACTTGTCGAGGCACCCGAGCCGGCGACCATTGCGGACCCTGAGAACGCCGACAGCTCCGGCGAGCCATTCGACGACGGCGAAGACGGAATGGATGTTGCATCGGAAGGCGCACAGGAAATCCCGTAATGGCTACAGTCAAACCCGCCATGTGGCATCTCGACGACGCGCTGCGGCTCGTGCGTGAGCTTCAGCCCGTCGCCAAAGGGTTCGGCTATCACATCTGCTTGGGCGGCGGCATCCTGAATCGGAGCGTGTCGTATCACGATCTCGACCTGTACTACTTGCCGCTCATCGGTGAGCGCATCGACGAATCCGGGCTCATCGAGTCGATGGAGATCGGCTGGGGGAAAAGCACACGCGCGGTGTCCGGCGGCGAGCCCACGGCGCCCTACAGCGCCAAATTGCGGTTCACGCTCGACGATCATCCGATCAATCAATTTCACGGCACGCTGGAAGTGTTCATTCTGGCAACAAAGGGAGTCTGTTGATGGCGACACCGAGCGATTGGAGCAAGTACGAACTTCTCAGCGAAGACGACCCGACATGCATTACCTGGGCCTCGCGCGGGCTCGACGGTTCGGGCAAGTCGTACTTCGCCTGCACGACTCCGGCGCCCATCTTCGTCTGCGGCTTCGACCCGCACGGCATGTCGCGCGTGGACAAAAGTGTCCGCGCCGGCAAGGAGATCAAAATTGGTCGCTACGGCTTCAACCATCTGAAGCAGGAAGACGACCGCGAAAAGGTCAAGAAGGCGGCACGCCTCATTTGGAACGACTTCGTCGAAGCGTACACCGAAGCCTTGAAGCATGTCCGCACCGTCATTTGGGACCGTGAGGACTTGGCGTGGGAGCTGCGGCGGTACGCGGCGTTCGGCGGCGAAAAGAACGAGGGGAGCCGCACCGGGGCACTCGACTACGGCGATTTGAACAGTGAGTACTCCGGGCTCATTCAGATGGCACGCGACGCGAATGTCAATCTCGGGTTGTTGCAAGGGTACACCGAGAAGTGGGTCGCGAAGTTTGACCCGCAATCCGGCAAGATGCGGAACTACAACACGGGCGACTTGGTGCCGGACGGCTTCAAGAAGGTCGCGGATCATGTGGACATCACGTTGAACCATTCGTGGGACGCGAAGCAGAAGGAGTACGTCGTCGCGATCGGGAAGTTCCCGGCAAAGGAATGGAAAGACAAGACCATCGCCAATTTGTCGTTCGGCGAAATGGCGATCAACGCGTTTCCGGAGTCGGATGTGTCGTCGTGGATGTAAAGGCGCCTGCCCCCGTGCCTCAACCGGGAACGCGAGCAGCGTTCGATTGGCGTGAGAGACTGGGCCACATCATCGACCACGCGATGCACATTCGGTCAGAGGGTGTCCGCAAGGCCGTCGTGGATTTGCTTTACGAGTTCGATGCACTTCCCGACGCGCCTGCCCCCGCGTCCGCGCCACCGCTGGACGCCCAACGGCTTGATGCTGTGGTGACAGCATTTGAGGCATTAACTGCGGCTGGTTATACCCTCCACGGATCTTCGGGACCGTTGACCAAGCAGTGCTTTATCGACGCAATAGTTCTGGCGCTGAACGCTGTCGCGCCGCCCCGCGAGACGCAGGCCCCGCCAGCCGAGGACGGTTATCACAAGGGCATCTACAAGAGCCGATGCTGTTCGACGTTGAAGGCGAATCCCTACACGTTCGACTCGTGCCCAGCATGCGGAAGAAACCTCGGATGGGAACGCGCCATCGCTCCGGCCCCGCCAGCCGAGAAGGAGAAGCCGTGACGTACCGCATTCTCAAACGGCACGACGCGCACTTCGAGCTGCAATACCAGGACGCGTTGCGGCGCTGGACATCGGCCACACGCGAGAACCCGTTTAAGTCTGAGGTAGACGTGTACGACCACATGATCGCGAAGGGGCTTGATGTCGGGAATGCCCCGCCCGAGGTTGTGGTCGTGCCGTTGTCACACGGCGGACTGACGAGCCGCAAATGAAACGTCTGACGATTGTCACACCGTTCAGCGCGGAACAGTACCTACAGACAAAGTTGTGCTACTCCAATGGCGAGGTGTTGACGGTACTGTACTACGACACGCGTGGCCTGTTGCACGAGCGGCGTATCACACGCCCGTACACGCTAGAAGTCGAAACCTACGAGGAACACACATGAACGCGCCAATCTTTTTCGAGAATGCCGGCGACGAGCGCGGCACGCCGCAAAGTTTCTTCGACGCCTTGAACGCTGAATTTCATTTCGACCTGGACGCGGCGGCGGATGCGCGCAACAAAAAGTGTGAGCTGTACTTCGGGCAGGGCGGCATCGCGAATGACGCGCTCGAAGAAGACTGGGGCGGCGAAGGCACGACTGTGTTCTTGAATCCGCCGTACTCGGTCGCTGGGGCATTTGTCGCGAAGGCGCGCGAGGAGGCCGATAAGGGCGCAACGGTGGTCCTGTTGCTGCCGGTGCGAAGCGACAACAAATGGTTCCATCGCTTCATCTGGGATACGAGCGTAAGCCGTCCTGAGATGTCTGGTGGCGATCATGGTCCTTGGCCGATCGACGGTGATTTTCGTCCTGGTGTCCGCTTCCGTTTCGTGCCTGGCCGCCTGAACTTCGAGCTGAAGGTGCCTCTCGACATCCGCGCCTGGATTCGCTCGGAAGCGCCGAAGGAGCCCGACGCGGAATGGTTCAAGGGCATGGTCGCCTCGACGGGGTTGCCGAAGATGGCGATCGAGCGCATCCTGCTCGACTACCCGGATGAAGACTTGATGGAAGCGGCGCCGTTTCCGTCGTGCGTCGTCATCTTCACAAAGGCGACGTAAATGTTGCGTCGCATTGTCATCGAACACGCCAGCGGACTCCGGCAGATTGTCGGGACGCTGACGACCGAGGCGGAAGTGCCGCCGGGACGTTTACAAGGGCCGCTTGGATCGGCGTGGCTCGCGCATGTCGGCGCGACGTACTGCCGGTATCACTTGCTCGAACCGCCTACATTTGATCCGAAGGTGCTTGATGCCAATGTATGACTGGAAGTGTCCGTGCTGCAAAGGCGAGTTTGAGAAAAATGTTCCGCTCGATTTGCCGATCGCGGTGATTTGCCCGCACTGTCTCGTACGGTGTGAGAAGCTGCCAAGCGCCCCGCCGTTCACGGTCAAGGGCGGCACGCCGAAATTCCACAAGTAAATGTACCTGTCCGAGCACCCACATTTATGATCATCGTTGACGAGCGCGGCGGCTCGCACGGGCATGACGGCGCAATGCGACGTCTGAAGGACATCCGCGAGGCCGGCGCGGACGCCGATCTCGGCCACTTGGACTTCGGCGACTATGGCTTCGTCGGGAATGGTCCCGAGGGCGATGTCATGGTCGGCGTCGAGTTGAAAACGGTCAGCGATCTATTGACATCGCTCCGCTCGGAACGGCTTGCGGGCTTCCAGATTCGCGGCATGTTGAAAATGTACCAGTACCAGTGGCTCGTCGCCGAAGGCATGTGGCGGCACGGCGACCGCGGGCGCTTCGAGTACTTCCACGGCGGGCACTGGCAAGCGTACAACCACGGGTCGCATCGCGAGTACCTCCAGTGGGACGCCTTCCAAGCGTGGCTGATCGGGCTCGTCCAGCCGCCGCGGCTCGGGTATTGGCACACCCTCACGCGCGCGGAGACAGCGGCCTGGGTGAAGGCGCTCCACGACTGGTGGAGCAAGCCGTACGACGAGCACAGCGCGTATAAGGGCATTTATATCGCCCCACCGAACTTCGCGAGCTTCGACCCGCCGAGCGATTTCGTGCGGATGATTTCGACCATCGACAAGCTCGGGTGGACGCGGGCGATGGCGATCGAGAAGTTCATCATGGACGGATGCTTGACCCCGATGGAGGACGGCGACAAAGCGGCGTGTCTCATCGCGATGACACCGAAGCAGCTCGCGGAAATTGACGGCATTGGCAAGGGAATTGCAAAGACCATCTGGCGAGCCTTCCATGCCCAACAGTGACCCGTTCGACGAGCAGGATTTCCCGTACACCGCGGCGGACGCGGAGCGTGACCGGATTGATGCGATCCGGACGTTCCGCGTCCTCCTGCTCGACGGGACGCACGAAGTCATCTTCGCGCACTTCTGGGAGAACGCCGGACCGGCCGGCCACTGGAACTTCTACACCATTGACATTTACGGCCAGAATCGGATTCGCGACAGCTTCGGCGCGCATATCGTCCGGAAGGTCGAGGAAACGACGGAAATGTCCTCGCCGCCGTTGGTTGTTCGGACGCGCAAAAAGCCCGAGCCGCGCGTGATTACGAAAATGCCTGCGGGGAAGATGTGAAGACGCGCGCCGAGCAGAACGCGTATCAAAACCGCTGGCGGACCATTCAACGCGCCGCCTTGCGACAAGCGGGGTTGTGTCGCGATTGTCAGCGCCCAAGTGCCGGTCGAGCGCGATGCGCCGCGTGCGCCGAGCCGTACCAGCACCGCAAATGTACCCCTGACGCGCTGAATGCCAGTGTCCGGGCGCTCGCGTATGACAGGCAGCCACGACTCCAGGATCGCCGGCAGAACGGCAAGCGTGAAGCCGGACTGGCGTGGGCCTTGACGCTGCGATACTTCTAATGACTGGCACTGAGGCTCGCGCTTATCTCAATCGCTACGATGTAGCGTGTTTCACCGCGCGCGTCACTGGCCGTGTCGTGTTCGGTCAGCTTTGGATGTCCGATCCAACAACCGATCTGATACTCAAAGCACACTATGCGGACTATGTTGCCGACGCGATCAATAGTGCAACTCCGCTTTCTTCCTTCTTCGGCGGCTGTAAAACGTAATGGGTATCGGACTCCGCACCAAAGGCGAAGGCCCGCTCGATGCAAATGTCATGGTCATCGGGGATTGGTCCTCGAAGGACGATGCGCGCACCGGCCGCCCGTTCTCGCAGCGCGGCAAAGCGGGCAAGGAAATTTCGCGCTTCCTGAACGGCGGTTCGTTGCCCGATCGCTTCGACTGTTACATCACCACCTGGATCAAAGAGTGGTGTGGTGAAGACGGCGAGTACACAAACGCCGATTTTGAGCGTGACCGCCCGGAGCTGGAGTCGGAAATTCGTGCGGTCCAGCCAAAGGTCATTGTGCCGCTCGGGCGCCCGATGATGCAGTTTTTTCTGGGCGACGTGGACATGGAGGAATGTCACTCGATCCCCTGGTATCTGCCGATTGACAGTCCTGTACGTTCGCTATTCGCGAACCCCGAACAAGTGGTCATCTTTCCGATCTACAACCCGGCGGCCGGCTTTCGGTCGCCCGAAATTTCGGCCACGATTGCATACGGATTCGCCCAGCTTGAAACCGTGTTGGCCGGCGAAGTCAAACCGCGTATCCTGTACGACGACCCCATCCCCAACCCCATTTACGAGGAAGTGACCAGTGCCGAGCAAATCGACGCCGTCATGCTCGACGCCACGCGCATTTCGACCGACACGGAAGGGTACGACTACGCGCCCTGGTCCGCGCAAATCACCACCAAGGCGGGGCACGCCTATATCCTCCGGTACGAGATCGGCGGCAAACGTAACCCCCTCCTCGACCATTTCGTGTCCTGGGTCAACGCGTGCGGCGACCAGTACACCTTTATCTTCCACAACGCGCTGCACGATCTCGCGGTTTTCCGTGCTCTGGGGATTGCGACGGACCGGCTACACTTTCACGACACGATGCTCATGTCGTACGCGTTGCAGTTGGAGCCGCAGGGGTTGAAACCCTTGTGCGCGCGGTGGTGCAACATGAAAATGGAGCACTACGACGAAGTGATGGGCGACGTGTCATTCCGACTCGCGCAAGACTGGCTGCTGTCGTCAATGGAAAACGAGGAGTTAGAGTATGAAGTCCGCTGCCACGACGAGTTCACGCGCCTCTGCACAACGCCGTTCGTTAACAAAGCTGGCAAAACGGTGCCGGGCCGAAAGCTCAAAGTCGATCCAAAGTTACCCAAGTCCGCCCTCCACAAGTCCATTGAGCGGTGCCTTAAATCAAAGCGTCCTCGTGGACTCTGGGACGATCAAGTCATCGATCTCCACATCGAAGCCGAAGGGAAGTACGGACCCATGTGGGTCGGCACCCTCGATCATGTGCCATTGCCACGTGCCATCGGGTACGCCGGACGCGACTCTGACGGCACTCATCGACTCGCTCCATGCCTGGAAGAACGCCTTCGAGCGAACGACCTCTGGCCGGTCTATCAGGCTGACCTTCGGACCGTCCCGCTTATCGACCGAATGCAGCAAATCGGGATTCGACCTAACCTCACGCACTTTGCCGCCCTCAGTACGGACTTGGGCTTTGAGCTTGTCGAAATCCGAACGCGCCTCGCTGAACACCTTACTGGAATGGGGATGCTTGACGTTGATGACGCCTTCGCCTTCAACCCCAACGGACGCGATCAAGTCGCGGACCTACTATTCACCAAGTTTGGTATCGCCAGTCTCAAGCGTACCCCCGGCGGCGACGACAGCACCAACGACAAAGTGCTCGAAGCTCTGGAAAAAGATTCGCATTTGGATCGGGACATAAGGGATGTCGTTGCCATCATCCGCGAGTACCGCGAAACGTACAAGCTCAAAAGCACATTTGTCGATGCCATCCCCGACTTCGTCAACCGCTGGCCGCACGACGGACGGATTCATGCCACGTTTCGCATCACTCGTGTCGTCACCGGGCGGCTGGCGTGTAGTGATCCGAACCTGCTCGCGATGCCCAAGCACGGGAAGTTTGCCAAACGCTTCCGCGCGGGGTTCGTCTGTCGCGATGACGCACTTTTTGGCTCGTGGGATCTTAGTCAAATTGAGCTGCGGGTGCTCGCTCACCTTTCACAAGATCCGGTGCTCCTCGACGCATTTCGGACTGGCAAAGACTTACACGCGTCCCTGGCCCAGCGCATCTTCGGCGTCGCGCCCAAAGACCAGGACGAGTCTAAACACCGGCTCCCCGCGAAAGCTGTGAACTTCGGCATCCCAATGGGCATGACGAACATCGGGCTCTGCTTGGAGCTGCGGAAGAACGGCGTCGATATCGGCGAGGATGACGCGCAAAAATGGCTCGACGAAACCATGAAACTCTACGCGAATGTGCCTGTGTATCAGCAAAACAAAATTGCGGAAGCTAAACGCTGCGGTTACGTCATGGATCTGCGCGGCCGTCGTCGGTACATTGGCGGCATTCGTAGCTATGACGACGCGACCCGATCCGAAGCGGAACGGTTCGCTTTCAGCACGCCGATCCAGGCGGGCGCCCAAGAGATCATGAAGGAGGCCGAGAGTTATGTGTACACTGATATTTTGTTGCCGGCGTGGGCGCGTGGCGATTACGTGGAGCCCCTTATTCAGATTCACGATGACCTGCTGCTCGAATCGACGCTCCTCCACGACGGAGTGATCACGCCGCATCCGACGAAGCCGAAGAAAAGTGTCATCGCGTTTGCGGATCTGTCCTTGCACAACGCGATGGTGCATGCCATGACGAAAGTGCCGGCGCACTGGCTGTCGGTGCCAATCGAAACCGAAGGGACCGCCGGATCTAATTGGGGAGAGATGTATGCCATCCGCCAAGCCTGAACTGACCGCGACCGTCGAAACCGAAATTGTCGTCGCGCCCGACGTGGTTGCGTGCCTGTCCGCAAAACTGGGAACGTACCAGTCCATCAAACAGGACATCGCGCTGCTCGAAGACGCCCTGGCGCGCGAGGCGGCCGACATCAAAGGGACGTTGGAGCTGCACGGCCTGAAGAAATGCCGGGTCGATGGTATCCCCGTGTGTATTGTCGAAGGGGTGTCCACACGCATGGACAAACTGAAGTTCGTCGCGCTCGGCGGCGACCTGAAGATGCTCGAAGCCGCGAAGGTGTCGAAGCCAAAGAAGGCGTACTTGAAAGTGGGCGAGGAAAAAGCGTCCTACACAAAAGGGGACAGTTCGGACCAGGAATAGGACACTCATGACCATTTGGTTCACGAGCGACACGCATTTCGGCCACCGCAATATGGTCGAAAAGTTTACCCTGGCAGACGGATCGCCTGCGCGAAAATTTGCCTCTGTCGAGGAGATGGACGAGACGATGATTACGCGCTGGAACGAAGTGGTACGCCCGTCTGACCATGTATACCATCTCGGCGACGTGACGATGCACCGGCAGCTCGGGCAAATCAAGTACTCGGTCCTCGACCGTCTGGCCGGGCACAAACGTCTCGTGCTTGGCAACCACGATGCGGACAAGGTTGAAAACTATCTCCAGTGGTTTGAGAAAATTTTCGCCAGTCGTGTGCTCGACCAAATCTTGTTCACGCACATCCCAGTACATCCTGAATCGCTTGGACGGTTTCGCGCGAATGTTCACGGGCACACACACCATCAATGCTTGCCGCCAGTAACGAAAATCGACCAGAAGGGGTACGGTCGCGTAGAACGTGTCGTGCCGTACATCAACATTTGTGTTGAGCAAACGGACTATCGTCCGCTCAGTCTCGAACAAATCAAAGCGATGATTTGATGCTGAGTGACATTCTCGCCCGGCACCCTGGCCCGTACCGCTTCTGCCTGACGCGCGCCTTCGTCGGCCGCCCCGGCTTCCACACGACACAATGGCTCCCGCGGGCATTCTCCGACGACCAGATCGAAAATGTTGCCATTCGCATTCTGAGCGCCAACCCCCATCGTCCGGTCGAGGGGATTGGCGTCTGGTCGGAGCGCGAGCAGTTGTTCGTGACGGAAATTAGAGGCGGGCAGGATCTATGAGCTTGAGACTGTCGAGCATGTCCGCGACCGACTCGACCCGTTTGACACAAATGGCGCTCGTGTCGAGATCCTGATTCCACGGGCGATCGAGCAAGAACGTTTGCGTCGCCGGGCTCTGCGTCACGACATCCACCACATTTTCGCTGCGGTCGTCGATGTACGCGTCCAATGCCAGTGCCTTCGCGTGCCGGCCTTTCTCGCCCGACACGATGACAGTCGGTTCCCACTCGAATTGCCCCGCGTGCGTCGCCAGCCAACACACCGTTTGTTCCTCGACGAGCACGCCCGGCCGGCTGGTGATGAACGTGACATCATGGCGTTCGGCAATGGCGTACACGCGTTCGAGGAGCGTCATGGCGTCCCAGTACGGGGACAGTTTCAGCCAGAAGGTCGGGTCGGCCTTGATGTCCTCCCAGACGGCCGACACTTCCTCACGCGTGTATCCGAGCGCGTCAGGATAGTGCCAGGTGTGCGGCTCGTAGTTCGCCGGATGCAGATCGCGGCCGGACTTCGCGACGATGCGCGCCATAAATGAATGGTTCCAGTTGGCGAACACGCCGTCCACGTCAAACCCAATTTTCATCGTTTCTGTCCTTTCAAGTACTCGTGCAAGTACCCTGAGACGTTGAACAAGATCGCGCACAAGGCGTCTTCGAGTAGATCGCTGTAGTGATCGCCGTGATTAGGAGCCGGGCCACGGTGCAGCCGCCACCACTCCATGAAATGCCGCCAGCCGGACTTCATGTACGCGTCGAACGGAATGCCCTTCTGCCAGTTGTCGGAGTCGCGCACGGTGCCATCACGCTGCACACGATTTTTGTGCATGTACGCCGCGTAGCGTTCGAGGACCAGCGGGCTGAGGAACCCTTCGTAGTCGTACTTGGTGGTGTCCTGATCGCGCGTCGCGCCGGTCTCGAAAGTCCGTACCGTTTTCGACTCCACAAAAATGTTGTCGATCTCTTTGCGGTGCCGTTCGCACAGCCAGCGTTCCTCTTGGTCACATCCACACGATTCTGCACTCATACGGTTCGCTCGTTTCTTCGGCATACGCCTGTGGCAAGGATTCTACGCAGATCCGACAACGCTCTGGCTTCCGATCGCCAATCGCTCGGACTGGCACTCGTCACGAAAATCTGCCCGCTCGGCAATCGGTACACGCGATGGTTGTTCGTGCGTTCGAGCACAGCGCCGCACGCCTGCAACGCGTCGGCAAGTCTCGTCCTGGCTTCTCGTTTCATCTACGTGTGCTCCTCAAATGGCGTGACTGGAAGATGCGCGACAAACTGCTGGAGCAGCATTTCCCAGCCCAGCGCGCGTTCATGATCATTGACGACGCCACGATAGATCATCTTTGACCGTTCGGCACTCCCGTCACCGACCAGTACTTCAACCGTATAGTCGCTGACAGGCGCCAGATTGGATTTGTTGACGAACACAACGATAAGGGCCACTACGGTATCTCCACAATAGTCTTCAGTTTCTTGGTGCGCGTCGGACGCTTCCGTTTGATCGGCCCGACACTGACAATCATCCCGACCGGAATGAACGTGTACCCCCGGTACGTGTCGTCGCCGCACTTTTCGGATGCAATCGACACGCCAATGTCGTCGTGTCGCAACAAGAGGCCGTACGAAGCGACCTCAATGGCTTCGTGCGGAATCTCGTGCAGCGAGTACGCGCCCGTGGCGCTGCCGTGGGCGTCCTTCCAAATGACCTTCACAAGTGTGTAGAGCGGCAAATCCACAAAAGCCTCCTCCGAGTGTGTACGTTACGGCGTGCCCGTGATACCAAATTTCAGCGCGAGTCCGGCCAGTGCCGCTACGCCGTACTTCACGTACGGAGACGACCAGAAGGCGTCCCATTTCGTTTTGACATTCGCCTCGAAGGTGTCCAAGTCTACGCGCTCGGCGTCGATCTTGGCTTCGATACGTACAAGCGCGGCGGCTTGCTGCACAATGAGGGCCGTCCAGTCGGTTGTGAGCACGGGCGGCGCTGGGGGTGTAATCACTGGCGCCGGGGTGACACTGGGCGGCGGGACGACTACCACAGGGGGCGGAATGACCACCGGCAAGGGTGGCACTGGCGGCGCCGCGAAGCTCCAATCGCCCTGGTCAGCCGCGGGGAACAACACCAGATTCGAACGTTCCGAGGGGCCGTACGGGCCGCCGTTGTCGCGCGCGTTGCCACTCGTCACCAGAATGCCAATCTGCTCCCCGGGCTGCACTGGCCCATGCGTCTGCATCGGGCTCCAGCGGGTGCCGTAGTACCAGTTCGCCGCGAAGTCAGACGGCGCGTCGCCCACGCCATCACGCCCGTTCCACATCTGGATAAACCCGCTGCCGACCCACTGGCCGTTGATGTTGAGAAACAACCAGACGGTGTACTCGATGGGACCGGCGAATCCCGGCGGGGTGATGTCCGGCCATCGGGTCGGCCCATCGCGCTTCGTGAAGTCTACGCGCATGTTCGATTGCGCAATGTGAATGCCGGTGATGGTCGCGGTCGCCGGCCAGTTTCGGATGTCTGGGGCGTTGGCAATTTGCACTGAGGCGATGGGGACCGCGTCCTGCGCGAACGCAACATTTGGGGTCCACAGCAACAGCGGAAGGGCGAGCGCACGGAACCAGCGTTTCATTTCTTGTCTCCTGTAGTAGTACGACTACGATACGAGCACGGGCCACGTCGCTGTGCGGCCACGATCACGATCCATCAAGAACAACTGCTGGCGCGGCGTCTCGAACGCGGCCTTGATACTAAGAGCGAAGGCGTTGTACCCAATCGTCGAGCCGTTCGAGATGAAGTTGGGGCCGATGTGCGCTTGGTGGAAATGCCCGAACACATCCAGCACAGGCACCCGCTTGCCGGTACCAATCAACGACTTGTTCCATTCGTTGATCGCCTTGTTCACCGGAATGTAGATGCCACCCACGCCGCCTTGATACTTGATCTCGTGGCCGTGATGAAAGCGGATGGGCATGCCGTACACATCCACGAAGGAGTGGTACCCCTCGGGCACGATGAATTGTAGCCGCTTCTCGCCGCGGTAGTACTTCGCGAGTGACTGGTACATGAAGTATTCGAGTGAGTGGCCGTTCTCCGACGAGACGCGCGTCGTCTTCGTCGTGCGCGCATGATTGCCGCTGTGGCATGGCAGCACCAGATCGAGCTTCGAGTGGTTCAACAGGAAGTCGATGCCGCTGGCGATACGGTTCTGCGCTTCGAGGATCGCGTAGATCGGTTGCAGGTCGTTGTTCTCGGCGAATTCCTCGTGAATGTCGTTGCTGATGAAGTCGCCCAGCAGCGGGAGAATCATGTGCGGAATCACGATGTCCTGCTGGAGCAGACGGGTCAACCGCAGCGAGCCCTTGAAGAAGTTGTCCATGCGGATGCGCGAGATGTCGATGTTGTGTTCGTTCAGGCCATTGACCTGTCCGAGCTTCACGCGTTCTTCAAGATGTGTGTCGCTGAACACCGCGACGATCGTGCCTTCACTTTTGCCGGTGCCCTTGCGTTGCTGGGGGTGAATCGTGTACGTGTCGATGCCTTCGGCGATGCGGCCAGACACGTTCAAGTCGTGTTCCAAGCCCTCGATAGTCTTCAGCGACTCGGCGTACTTGGCCTTCAGATCGGTGATGACCGCTGAGGATCGCACCTTGTCACGGTCGGTCGCGATTTGCTCGACAGGCTTCAGAACGACCGGCACCGCCCGCTTGAGGTTATAGCATTTCTGGCAGTACCCAGTGGCACACTGGCGGGCGATGAGCGTGCCGCAGCTACCCTTACACTTCACATCGCGTTTGGATGGCACAGGTACTCCTTATGGTCGAGTTAAGAACGGATCACCCGAACGGGTGCAAGATGTGTGCCGCTTACGCCGCGGCGGGGGGCGGGGTCGTCAACGCCGGGCAATCGTGCCCAGTTTGCAGCATGTACTCCAAATCGACCGCCCGGTGCCCCACCTGGGCGTGCCAGAGCGACTGCTGGAAGCCGACGACACATCCGGGCCAGTCGCCGCGCTGCGCCGCGCCGAGCGCATCGTGGAAGCCGAGAATCTTCCGGCCGAGGTTGAAGACGATTTCGACGAACGCGCGGGTCCGTACCTCATCCAGCGTGTTGACCCACGGCAGCAGCTCTAGTGTCAGCGCCTGAGCCGTATGGATGTCTTCGTCGAGGATGAAACGCGAGGCCGCCTTCGAGAGTCCGTCTGCGGTGAAATTGTGCCCGACCCCGCCCGTCCAGTTACCTTCGGTGTCTTTGTACAGATGGAGACGCTCACCCTCATGGATCAGCAAGCTCGCGCGGAGGCGATCCGGATTCACGACCATTTACAACATCCGCTCGACGATGCGATCGAGCTTTTCCGTTTGGCTACGCTGCTCGTTCTTCAAATCTGTCAACTTCTCGTTGATGCCGTTGAACAAGATCGAGTCGATCCGTTCATGCTCGTCGAGCTGCTGTTGGACCGGGCTGATGTGCGCGTTGATCACGCGTTTGACGAGATAACCGGCGGTCGGTACCACTACAGCCGCAACGGAGGACACAGGAACGACAAGATCAAGCCAAGGTGCCATTTTATTTCAGTCCTTGCATCGCGGCATCGAGTTTCGCCTGCGCGGCAGCGGCAAGACGATCACGGGCCTGCTGAAGTCCGGACGGTCCGGTGGCATCGGTGATACCTGGTACTTCGTTGGCCGAGGCTTCCATCGCGTGGACGAGATGCACACGATCGCTCCAGTCCTGTCCGGTAGTTGACCCTGAAACTTCAGGGTACTGTTTCATGGACGCAGCCAGGGTGTCACGTGGCCCTAACCAGTTTGCTGCGACATCGGGCGGAATGTTATCGGGAACAATCGTCTGTACAGACGGCGGCGCGGCCGAGGGAGGAGGCGTCGGTGTAGGTGCCGCTTCTGTGGGCGTAGTTGGCGGGTTCGGCGGCCACGAGACGGTACTTTTCGGCGTCCAGCCCTCAGGAGGCGTTGTCGGTGCGGTTGCGGTCTCTGGTGTCTCAGCGACACCAAACCGGCTCGCCAACGACGCCAATCCTTCTTGTACCGTATTTGGCAAGGCCTCGCCCGCCGCCGACAATGCTGGTCCTGTGGTGCGCGCAATAGACGGCGCCGCGAGTGCCACAGCTTCAGACACGCCATGCGGTACGCCAAACATCGCCAGCAGTGGATCAAACGCCGCACCCGTCACGGCACGACCGGCTTTCTTGGCGAGCGCCTGTACGGCCGTCGGCTTCGCCGCCGCTTCAGCCACGCCGTATTTGGTCAACGCCCCGCCGGTCGCACTCAGTGCGGGTTTCAGGCCGATACCCTTGACTCCGGCACCGACGCCGTAATTGATCGCCTCATTTTTGGCGAGATCAGTCCCGACATCTTTGACGAGATTTCCTGCGCCCGACAGGAGCGTATCACCCACGCCCTCGCCGCTGACAGGCCCAAAAATGCCGCCGCCTTGTTCGTGCATAATTTTCAGGCGGCTGTACGCGTCCGCGACTTTATTCGCCACAGAACCCGCGGCCGATCCGAGCGCCGTCGCAGCCGGACTTTTGAATCCCAACATCGCCCCAAGCGACGACAACGCACTCGGCGCGGACAACACACTGGTTTGCGACGATCCAACCGGATCAATGCCGCGCTGTCCGGTGCGTGTCAGCGCGTCTTCAATCTGCGCGTCCGTCATATCGCTGTACTGGCCTGGATGCGCTGTCCGTACGGCCGCCGCGTCTTGGTACATTTGTGGCATTAGCGAAGTCCTGCCGGATCGTCCGGCGCAGCAGACCCCGTTGGTCGCGCGTACGGGCCGCCGGTCACACCCAGTGCGGCGTCCGCCGCGTCCAACTCGTCGCTATTTTTTGCATTCGCGTACGTCGTCAACCACCGCTCAGCCGCCGCCACACCGCCGCGAATCGCATCAGGCTCCTGGTTCTCGTTCAACGTCTTATCGAACAGCCCAATCAACGCCGGATTCCCGCCGCGCGAGTTCACGGCGCCAGAAATGGCCGCTTTTAAATTGAGTAACTGCCCTTGAAACTGCTTCATGGCATTTACGCCGCCGGGATGCAGCATTTCGGACAGTCCGTTAAGTCCGGGTGTAGACGCCGCCACATTGGTAAACCGCGAGGCGACCGGACCCAGTACTCCTTGGTGTTCAAGGGTATCAATCATTTGCTGGGTCGGCGCAATCTGCTCCAACCCTCGTGTCGCCATCGTCTGTCGCGAGATAATTTGTGCGGGCGTGGCCACTTGCGTCCACGTACTCTGCCCTTTCGGGTTGATCGTCTGACGCCACTGTGGCGCGGTTTCGGCCCCGGCGGTCCCTGACGGCGGCGCGGCCGATCGCGTCGCCTCGGCGGCGGTGGCCTCGTCTTTTTGTTTTTGGAGCGCCAGGGCGCCCGTGGTCTTTGCGGCTTCGAGATCCAACGCCTGTTTGCCTTTGAGCACATCCGGCGCGAGGGCGGTTGTTTGCGCCGCATCGCGCATTTGTTTCCCGGCCGGCGACAGAAAATCCGCAATGAGTTTATTACTTGCGTCCTGTGTGTCCTGTTCGGCGGTGCGTGACGCCACGTCAGACGGTGAGGCACCCGACGCGAACGCGGTCGGCTGCAAACGCCCACTCACGACACCCGGACTTTTGTCGTACGATCCGCCCGCGCCGTACACCGATTCTGTGCCAAGCGATTTCTTCTCGGCATCGAGGGCTTCGCGCGACGCATCCTGTCCGGCAATATCGGGACTGTATATGGTCTTGCCGCCCGCCTGCATCGCGGCCAAAGCGTCAGGAGACACCCCCAACAACTGTGCCAGGGAATCGGTCGGATCGGGATTTAGTGTCGTCGGAAGCGGAGCAGGGATCGCCATTATTCAGTTCCTTGTACGCGAGGTACAGCATTGGCGTTCGTGCGTGTGCGCTGTACCGCAAGAGCAGACGGTGAATTCGGGTCTTGTGTATCTTCGGCAGGATTCAACGCCTGTAGACTCATCGGCAGCGTATTCAGCACACCGCCAGACGGTGCTTTTGGCGTCGGACCAATTTTGATGCCGCCCGGCTGACTCGCGCCCAGCGCATCAAGCATCTGGCCCCAGCCGGTCCCGATAAAGGGGTCGAAATTGGTGTCCGCGGCGCCCGTCCCGACGGTGTCCGGTACACTGGTCGCCGGGCCTTTTGGCGCAAAGGCCGTATTCAGGCGCGCATTGCGGTTACTCAACATAAATGTACCCCTTCAGTATGTCGCGATTCGGCGCAAGCCATCAAGCTCATTAGTTGCGCTCCAGCAGCCACGCGCTGTGGGCGAAGGTGCGGTCGTTCGCGCCGGTTGAACACAGGACCAGCCACAGGTACATGTCCTGCCCGGCGAGGTTCGCCACGGTCATCGTGATGGCCGCGCTGTTGTTGACGCGCAAGGTCGCCGATGTCGCGCTCGCCCAGGCGATGCTGAGACAGTACGGGGTGGTCGCGGCAATGGCGGCAATTTGGGCGCTCACTGACTGGGTCGTCCCGTCTGATGTGACGCCGACCCACCCGCCGTCATTGGCGCCATGCGCGGTACTGTACCGAATCGCGATGAATTGCTGCGTGTGCAGATCATCGGTGTTCGTTGGCGCGGCATTGCTGTTGGTCAAAATGAACCAGAAGCGCCACGGCGTCGCGCCGACTTCGGTAATCGTCTGCGTCCGCAGGTACCACTCCATGACGGGCTTGTGGTCCCACCAACAACACGCGGAGGAGTTGCCCGCCGCACGGCCGATGACCGCCGTCGTGTTGCCGTACCGCGTCCAAAAGCCGGTTGCGTCTTTCACGAGTGAGGTTGAGCCCGAAATGGTGCCGTCCGTGACACCGCTCGTGATGGGACCGACCGCGTTGAACGTGGCCGCCCAGCCCGAAAACCGACTCGTGATCCGTGGCGTCAGCCCGACGACGCTTGACGCCGCCGCGCCTTCCAATAGATCGCCGCCGCGCGCATTGCCGCCCGGCGTATCCGTGACAATGCCGGACGTGCTGCTGCTCGTGACGCCGGCCCATGTCCCGTCGCCGCGCCAGAAGGTCGCCGCCGTCGCACCGGTGCCGCCGTTCAAATTGCCAACCGGGAGATTCCCGGTCACGCCGTTCGAGAGATCGACTTGCGCCCACGCCGGATTGTTCGAGCTGCCGGTGTTCGAAAGGTACCGAGTCGCACTGGCATTCTTCGCCAACTTGGCGATGGTGTTCGCGGCTGATCCGTAGAAAATGTCGCCTTGCGAGCACGTCGTCAACCCCGTCCCGCCGCGCGTCACCGCCAACGATCCCGTCCACCCGAGCGTGACCGTTGTGGCGGCGAGCAACGCCGCGGTGGGCGATCCGCTCAACGTCACCGTGACATTCGTGTCGTCCACTTTCGACAACGCGACCCCAGTGACACTTCCCGCCGACGCGCCCACTTTTTTCAAGTCCTCGAACAGCACTTGAAACATGTAGTCGGCGTTCGCAACGAGCGAGGGCAAATCACGAAGATCGGACAAGGCACCGACCGGCCCTTGATCGAGCCGGTACGGCATGGAGCGTGTCAGGACCGCCATCGTCCTAAATGTACTTAGTACAGACCGGCGGTGGACTGCCCAGACGAAGTCGCGAGTTTGCTGCCGGCCAACCCGCCGAGAATCTGCTGCAAGAGATTTTGCTGCGCGAGCTGTTTCTGCTGGGCGAGCGTCGCCGCGGCTTCCTGCTGCTGAATGTCCTGCCCGCGCCCGGTGACGGCCGCCGACTGGTTCGCCAAGACATCGGTGTTCGCCAGACCCGCATTGGTGCTGGCCTCGGTGTTCGCTTCCGCCCCCATCGTGTTCGTGGCCTTTGCCAGAATGTTCGCCGCGCCTTCGGCCTGACCGCCCGATCCGAGCATGCCCTGTGCGCCCATTTCGCCGTTGAGGGCATCGAGCGAGGCGCGCGACAGATTGCCGGCAGTGTCTTTCGCGCGCGCAAAGGCTTGCTGGTTGGCGGCCTGCATGTCTGGCATCTGGACTTGCGGAATCGGCGCCCCCGACCCGCCGGATGTGCCGCCGGACGTGCCGGTGCCTGTCGAGGTACCGCCCGCCCCGCCGGTATCCAATCCAGTGATCGAAGCGGGCGTAG